ATTGACCACCCGTTTGCACAATGATTCCAAGCAACTCTTCATTATGACCCGTTGGCATGAGGATGACCTTGCGGGGCGCATCTTGAAAACGGAGCCTGACGAATGGATGGTGCTTTCTATTCCTGGCATTTGCGAAAAAGAGAATGACGGGGGATTGAGCCATCGGCATATTGGCGACCCGCTATGGCCTGAACGGCATTCCTTGGCGAAGCTGGAGAAACAAAGGAACCGTTCACCGCGTGAGTTCAGTGCATTGTACCAGCAGCGTCCCGTGATTGAGGGTGGTAACATCGTCAAGCGTGATTGGTTCGGCAAGATTAGCCCCGCCGACTTCAAGGCGTTGCGTTTTGAGGAACCGATTCACTTCTACCTTGACACAGCCTATGAGGAACGCAAGGTAAAGGGCGACAATGACCCCAGCGGCATCCTTGCGGCTTGCCGTATTGGTACGATGATATATCTGACCCATGCGATGAAGGTTTACAAGGAAATGCCCGACCTACTGCGATTCCTCCCTGAATACATACGGACGCAAGGCGGGAATGGTGAGAGCAAACTCCACGTGGAGCCGAAGGCCAACGGAAAGAGCGTTGTGCAGATGTTGAAGGCCGTTTCGACCCTGAATGTGAAAGAGACGGAGCCGCCCACCGATTCCAAGGAAACGAGATTGAAGGTGGTTTCGCCCCGTATCGAGTGCGGCCGTGTGGTGCTGGTCGAAGGGAGTTGGAACGATGACTTTTTGGATGAGGTTTGCGGCTTCCCAGCCTTGGAGCATGACGAGTTCGTGGATATTCTCGGGTACGCCATTAACGACCTCTACGAGGATGATGATGATATAGATTACGATAACATAAGGATTCGATAACTAAAACTTTAATATTATGGTATTCTTTGAATTATTCCGCAATTATGTGAATGCCCTGATTGGTAGAAATCAGGAATTCGAAAAACTTTTGGCCGCAAAGGACATTACTGCGGTCAAGGAAAGAATGACCTCAAGGGTGGATGAGGTGTTGATGGCATTGAAAGTGTACGACACCATGTCCCATGAGATTATGAAACGCCCTGACAAGGAAATCACCGACAAAAAGGGGAAATTCCTCAGGTACGAACCCGTTTGGAAAATCCCAATCCCCTATCCCGTTTTCATCAACGAAATTGCGCTGGTTTTCCTTTACGGGCGACCCGTGAAGTGGACGCAACTTTCCGAGGGTACGGATGAAGGCTTCAAGGCCTATCAGGATTTCATCAAGGATGTGAGGTTTGACAGCAAAATCCGTGAGTGCAAGCGCATTGCAGGTGCAGAGACTGAATCGGCAATGCTTTTCCGTGTGTACCGTGATGAGGATGACAACACAGCGAAATGCCAAATAAGGGTGCTGGCAAAGAGCAAGGGCGATGAAATATACACCCGATTCGACCAATACGGTAATATGCTTGCCTTTGCCTGGGGCTACTTCGTGAAGGATGACGGCGAGGGCGCGACCTACCACTTCGATGTGTTCACAAAGACTGTTATCTACCATTGCACAAAGAAGGCGTTGGGATGGGAAGTGATTGAGGAAATCAACTTCATCGGTAAGATTCCCGTAATCTATTTCCTGCAAGAAAAGGAATGTGAAGGCGTTGAGATATTGATTCATCGTGAGGAATCGATGGCCAGCCATACCGCCGATACCAACGACTACTTTGCCGACCCAATGCTTTTGATGGCATCGGAAATCATCAAGAATCTGCCTGAAAAGTCGGAAGCTGGAAAGACGTTGTTCACGAATGATAAGGACGGCGTGGATAAGGCGGCAAAATACCTGACTTGGGACAATGCCTCCGAAAGCAAGCAGAAGGAATTGGAATGGTTGCAGACCCAAATCCTCCAAAAGTCATTCACCCCGAACATCACCACCGACAGCCTGAAAGCCCTTTCGCAGTTGTCTGCCAAAGCATTGAAGACGGTTATGATGCTGGCCGACATCAAGGCATCAAAGCGCAAGGAAAGCCATGATGAATTGCTTGACCGCACCGCTTCCCTGATTAAGGCCATTATTGGAAACGTGCTTAATGTTTCCCTGAAATCGCAATGTGACAGCTTGATTGTCGGGCATGAGTTTCAGGAGCCTTTCGGCGATGACATTGCCGATGACCTTGACAATGTGATTAAGGCCGTGGACGCTGGCATCATGTCAACCGAGACTGGCATTGAGCTGAACCCGCTAATCAAAGACCCGCACCGTGAATCGGAGCGTATCGCCTCCGAGGCCGAGGAACGTATGAAACAGCAGCAGTCCATCTTCAACAATGGGGATGAAGGCGGCGCGGCCTCCTTTGATGATGATGACGAAGGAAAGAGGAATCAAAAATGATTGAGTGATGGCAAAGAACCAAGGCATCGACCACAAAGCCGCCACGGCCGCAAGGATTAAGCGGACGGAGGCATACGCCGAAAAGGTGAGGCTGTTGTTTGCGCAGACCGTGAACGAGATCCTCGCGCTTAACAAGACCATGCCGAAATTGGATGACGGCGTGATGTTCTCGTTTGACGGTGAAAGTATGAAAAGGCAAAAAGAGGTCGAGGCCTTGCTTCGCCGTTTGCATTCGTCCGTGACGATGGCCATTCAGCAGGGTGTGAACCTTGAATGGGCGCAGGCCAATGCCGAGGCCGACAAACTCATCAAGTCGGTGTTTGGTCAAAAGGTGCTGGATAGCCCTGAATTTACGGCATGGACACAGCGGAACAATGCAGCCCGTGACGCTTTCCTTGCGAGGTCGGAAAAGGGGTTGAACCTCTCCGATAGGGTTTGGAAGTCGGTCAGGCAGTTGCGGGATGAAATGGAGGTAGCCATTACGGTTTCCGTTGGCGAGGGCAAGTCGGCCTCCGCGATGTCGAGGGATGTGAGGCAATACCTGAACGACCCCGATTTGATGTTCAGGCGTTTCAGGTACAAAAAGGGTGAGGATGCCGAGGGCAACCCCATCTATGGCCGCAAGTGGAAAAAGCGCGTGAAGGATGAGGCCACGGGAAAATACAAGTGGATTGACTACGACCGCGATTCATACCCCACGGGTCAGGGCGTTTACAAGTCATCGGCAAAGAACGCCATGAGGCTGACCCGTACCGAGACCAACATCGCCTACCGCCGTGCCGACCATGAGCGTTGGCAACAAATGGACTTCGTGCTGGGTCAAAGGGTGCAGTTGTCAAAGAACCACCCAAGGAAAGATATCTGCGACAAGCTCCAAGGGGATTACCCGAAAGAGTTTGTTTTCGATGGCTGGCACCCTCAATGCTTTTGCTTCGTGACCCCTATCTTGGTGGATGAGGAGGAAATGGCCAAGGTGAACGAGGCCTTTTTGAAGGGTGAAAAGTACATTCCCAAGGGGAAAAAGATTACCGAGTACCCCGACAACTTCAAGGAATGGGTCACAAGCCACGCGGAGGATATTGCGGATGCCCGCGATAGAGGGACGGAACCCTACTTCATTCGCAATAACGCTGGGGTGATTGATGAAATACTCAACCCGCAACCCAAAGAGCTGTCAATCGCCGAAAAAGCGGCCTTGCGCCATGCTGCCCGAACATCCGAACAAGAGGATGCCATCAGGCGGGCGTGGGCTGAACGCAACCATCAAAGGGAGGTCATCAAGAAGGGTGCTGGCAATGTGCTGAAGGTTGCCCAAGATTGGCCGGAGGTGGATTACGCCGACCTGCAGGCGGCTATTGATTCAGGCGACTATATGAGGATGAAGGCGGCATCGAAGGCCGTTGCTCAATCCATCGTGGCCATGAGGAACGAGGAAAAGGCGTTGTCAAGCCTGATTCCGAATGTGCATGACCTGCATCATTCCTATTCGCTGAATGAGCTTCAGGAGGCGTTTAGAGAGTTGGATGGCGTAATGAACAAGTGGCTGTCAAAGTATGGGTATTCTTCAATCGACAACGCTCCTTTGGCACATCTGCGGAATAAGCTGGACTTTGAGCTTACAAGCCCGACAATCAGCTATAAGCACAAGGATATTGTTCAGAAGGCCATAAACGAAAAGATTAGGGTCGTAAACCAAAAGATTGAATGGGATAACTTGGTCGCAAAGGCCGCAACCCTCAAATCATTCAAGACCAAATCTTCCATCTTCAAGGATTGCCTGACCAAGATAAACGATGCCATAAAGCGGAACGACCTTGCCGCCCTGCAAAACAGCATTGCGGAGGCTGAAAATCAGCAGATGAAGCTCATTGATAAGCAAATCAAGCGTGGCGGTGACATTAAGAGTGCGCTGAATAAAGAGTACAAGGGCGGTGCGATAGGTAAGGATATAACGGCAAGTGTCGATACGGCAACTATGGTGTCCGAAGACCCATACGGAGGCACGTTTACAAATAACGTGGCAAGGCTTCAGGGCTTCGATGCGCCCGCCAAGTTGGTGTCAGAACAAGAGTTTGATACACTGTCGAAGGCGTGTGGCGATGTGTTTTATAGGACGGTGAATCCAACGAAATTCAAAGGCAAGAATATGACAAGCGAGGAATTTGCCTCGCAGTTATATGTTGCAGATTTGTTGGAACTCAATGGGCCTGGCGGTCGTGTGTATGGTGACGGTATGTATGTGGCCACCGCTTCGTGGGATGGTGGCTCCTTGCATCCATTAACGGATTCCCTGAAAAGGACAGCCTATCAGGATAGTATTTGCTATGGTCGAGGTAGGCACACCATATCGGAAATGACATGGACGAGGAAACCGAAAATAATCAAGCAGAGTGAGTTGTATAGGATTTGGCGTAAGTTAAGCCGTGCCGAACAAATGAGGTTTGATAATAATGAAAACACCTACGCTTGCGCCCTTGGCTATGATGGAATGTATTGCGATGGTGTCAATTATATGGTCATTTGGAATAGGTCAATAATAGCAGTAAAGAAAAGATAAAAAAAGAGCCTCGTAATTCGTTGTACGAGGCTCTTTTCATATTCAAAGATGGGTGTTACCAATAGGCTACCACATCGTCAATATTGATATTATTATTGATGATTTTGCCAAGTCTTGTATTGTCATACATCAGAGCCATGCCAATATAGTCGGCGGCTAATTTGACCTTGCCGTCATCGGTTACAATCCACCAATCCTGAATACGGAAAATCCCGTCATCGCCTTTGTCTATTTTTGCCCAAATTTGATAATTGGCTGGTTTTTCCTTCATCATTTTGATGGCGTTTTCCAATGCCTCTTTTTCGGTCTTGAAGTACGGATATTCCTGAATTGCCTTTTTATGCTTTTCAGCAAATTCAGGATTGTAGCCCATTCGGGCTTCGGCGGATTCAAATAGCATCCGCATTTCAATTTGGCTGATTCTGAATTGATATTCCTCGTTCATATTGCGTTGGTGTTAGATTGTTGTTTTTTATAGAAGCCGCCTTTGCAGGGCGTGTCGTGATGGTACAAGTCCCAGCATTCGGCCTTTATGTCGCATTGAGCGCATGATGAAAGCCAATTTCCGGGCTGACGCTGGTAAACGATTCCGTTGATGGTGATTTCATTCATTTTGATTGCCCTTTCCTTTGAAGATAGCCGATGCGGATGACGCATCGTTTGTTTTCGAATTGGGTTTTGCCGTTGATGGCGTTTGTGAGGTACTTATATGAGATATTGATGGCCTCATGCGGGATGGTGTCGAAAATGGCCTTCAGCGACCCGAAATAGAAGTCGGATTCGCCGTTGTAAGGCTCTTTGAGGTGCAGATGTACGACTTTGGTTTTCATATTGAGAATTTGGACGCAAAATTACGCCATATTTTTCGATTGGCGAGCGGTTTTGATGGATTATTCATATTATTGTCAATGAACGTGTCAGGGGCTTTATTTTGCCCCTGACACATGGGATTTGGTTCAGGCGGTTTCGCCGATGATGAAGCGGGCTGCTTTTTCAGCCCTTGACGAAGCCCATACGATTGCATGGTTGTCGTTTTTGAGGTGTGAGAGCCAGCCCTGAATGTAGGCTACGGAGTTGGTGAAAGCCTTGGCGCAGTCGATGCCGATATTGTTGCAAAGCATCGCAGACCCGATTTCGGCCACCAATTCCTCCCTTGAATATTCCTCGTTGCCGAAGGCGGCAATCCCCTTGCGTTCGCTGTCGCGGTCACAACGGGACTTTGACTTGGTGCTGTGGACTAACTCATGGAAGGTGGTGGAATAGTATTCCTCGGGGATTTGGTACTGCGTGAGCATCGGGACATTGACGGTGTCGGTGGCCGGTGAATAGTAAGCCCTATCGGTCGGACGGTCATTGTGGAACGTGAGGGCGGTTTCCCGTGCAAGGTAGCCGCTTATGACGGCCTCCGCTGCCTCGATGGGCTGGATGGTGGGTTCGGCGGGTTCATCGGCCTTGATTTTGGTTTGGATTCCCGTGGTGTCGTCAATGTGGAAAACATTGTAGTAGCGGAGGATGGGAACGAGATATTCCTTGGCCGTGTTGATGGTTTCCTCGTTGCCTTCGTCATCGACCACGGTCTTTTTGTCGTACTTGACGCGGGCGAAGAAAACGACCATTCCGGCCTTTGCGCCCTTTTTGATGGAGCCGCCCAAGTCCTTCACTTGCTTGAAGGTGAGCCATTCGCCCTCCTTGCCCAGCAGTAATTGGTTGAGCATTGAATAGGGTTTGCGTGAAACATAGTTGATTGCGCCGCCATCGGCGAGGCAAGCCCCTGACCAAGGCTTGCGCCACGGGATGATGCCTTGTTCAAGTTGGCTGATGATTCGGTCGGTGACCATTTGATAAACATTGTTACTCATAGTTGCGTTGAATTAAAGGGTTAGTGATTAGGTTTATTCTTCATCGGGTTCATCGTCCTCGATGTCCCCGTTTTGGATTGCGTCAAGTTTTTCGGTGTCCATCGACCAATAGCGTTTTGCCCGATTGAGGCATTTGCGCCAAAACTTGACCCATTCGGATATTGAGTCAATGCCATCGCATTCATAGTATTGCTTATCGTCATCGTCAAAGACAACTACCGATACGGATTCCCTCACCCCGTCATAGTCGAAGGTCAGGCTCCCGTTTTCGACATTGACATTGGCAAGGGTGAAGGATGTAAATGCGTCCTCATAGAGTTCAGCGGCATCGGCCTGGGTTTCCTGACGGAAGGCTTCAAGGTCGGCGTTGAACTTTTCCACCATGCGGATATGGGACTTTTTGATGTATTGGTTGAGGTTTTCCATTGTATTGAGATTTAGAGTTCAAAGATTCCGATTGCTTTTGCTATTTCAAGCACCTCTTTTTTGGTGCCGACTTGTGATGGGATTTCAGTCCCATTGACTGACTTTCCGAAACGCCTTGATGAGGGAACTGCCCAATAGTAGTCCCATTCTCCCACGGGGTTTTTCCTCCTATCCCAAAGGACGGCTCCATATTGCAGTTTCCAATAGGTGCCGCCTCCGAAGGGCATTGAATTGGTATGGCCTTCCCTTTTATCAACCCAGCCGATGCAACATCTACGAGCCATAAAGTAGCGGGTTCCCTCTTTGTTTACAAGTAGGATATTGTAGGCATCATTGCGCTTTTCGGTTTCGTGCAAGTGTGAGCGTTTTTCAAGCAACTCGTTTTGGATTTCGGTAGGTAGTTCAATTAAATTCATTGTGATTGGGTTTTGTGGGGCGGTGGTGAGCCGCCCCGTTACCTTATTTATTGATTGAGTAAGTCGAGGATGAGGCTTTTGTCGGCCTGCCAAAGGTTGAGGTCGTGATTGATTTTGAAGGCGATGTACTCCCTTTCGCCCATCATTTCAATGGCCTTTTCGCGGAGTTCGTTGGAGCCGTATTTTTCGGCCTGCTCGATGATGAAGACGGTCATTTCAATCATTTCAGCATGAAGGTCGTCAAGATTTTCCTTGGCGACATTGAGCTGGTTGCACTCGTCAATGAGTTTCCCATTGTGTTCCTCAAGTTCCTTGACCCTTGATTGGAGGGTGAGGACTTGGGCGTAGTCGTTAGCGGCTTGCTTGCACATGGCATCGTATGCCTTTTGGATGCCGCCGTTCTTTTTCCATTGCTTGCACCAAGCGTCCTTGTCGAGGTTGCTGTGGTTGTACTCGGGTTCGATTTCGGTGTGGTAGTAGTCTTCCGTTGGTCTGAAGCCCGTCCTGTCGATGAATTCACTGATTAACATGGTTGCGTTGTTTTTTGAGGTTTGACTTTTATTTGATTAGTTACTTATTAGGTATCGTTTTGACGTGCCAAAAATATGTACTATTTTCAATATGGGCAACCTTTTTTTGATATTTTTTTCATCTAAAACAGCAATTCCACTGAATACCACGGAATTAAAAATGAAAAAAAAAAATTGGTACTTGTTAGGTTACTATTTGAAAACTTGCGTATTTTTGCCGCTGAATTGGTTTCAAAACTAAATGAATGAATTATGAATGAGAGATTACGTAAGACCTTATCCGAGCTGTGCAAGGATATGGGATTAACTGACAAGGCATTGGACGAACTCGCTGAAATCGGGTCGCAAGGTCTTGAAGCAAACGCCTCTGATGAGGACATCAAAAAAGCCGCGGATTCGCTTGTACCCTACGCCAAGCTGATGCAGGGTGAAATCACAAGGAAGACGCGCCAACACAATCAGGCCACAAAGTCCAAGAAAAAGGGCGATGAGGATGAGGGTGATGGTGACGATGATGACAAAGGCATTGCCGCCATTGTTGCCAAGCAATTAGCCCCGTTCAAGGAGCAAATGGACAAACTCCAATCCGAGAACGATGCGCTGAAAGCGGAAAAGGCCAAGGGTGAGCGTGACGCTCTTATCGCCGCCGAAGCCAAGAAGCTGGGAATCCCTGACTACCTTGTGAAGCGTATCGCCATCGCTGACGATGCCGATATTGCCAAGGAGTTGGCGGCTTTCAAGCAGGACTTGGTAAACAACAATCTGATGCCAAAGGGTGCGGTATCGGAAACGGGAAAGACTGAAGACCAAATGAAGGCCGATGCAAAGGCTTGGGCTGAATCACTCCCGAACAAGTAAGGCACCCGTAATTATTCACCCTTTAATTCGCAGTAACAATGCCTATCGAATTTAAGAAAACGACCTACAAGGGTCACACCCCCGAAATTTGGCGTGGCGAGTGCAAGATGCTGCCTGGCGGCTTCAAGCCAAAGAACACCATTTCAACGGGTACGGTGCTGAATCGCGGTACGCTGGTCGAGGTGTTTTTCGAGACCCTCGAGGCTGCCGTGGTGAAGGTTGCCAAAGTGCTGAACGGCGGCTCCACCTCCAAGCCCCGCATTGAAAAGGGTCATCTTTTCGCCGTTGGCGATGTGGTGATGAAGGTCGGCAAGACGGATAAGACCGTCACCGTGTCGAGCATCGACACCTCCAATGCCGACTACGATGTGCTGAACCTTTCAGCCGCAATCACCGGCCTTGCCAAGGATGATGTGCTGGCAGAGAGTATCGATTACGGGTACATCGATGCCGAATCGGGTGACGAAGGCGCATTGACCATCGTGGCCAACGACACCGCCAACCCGACCTCGACCCAAATCAAGCTGAACCAAGTGACCCCGTACCTTGGTGAGGAAACGCTGGCCGCTGGCGACTATGTGAAGTTGCAGCTTGCCAAGCCCAAGTACACGCCCAACATGATTGTTGGATCCGTGAAGACCTTTGACGGCAAGGGTCTGCCGACCATCGATGCCGCCTACGAAGCCGTAGTCCTTTATCCCAGCCTGAACTTCCCGCTGCTGGATGATTGGATGAACGGTTGCTGCCTGAAAGCTAACCCGAACATCTTGTTCATCAAACAGTAACGAGCCATGAACGAACAAATCACTTCTATTTTTGGCGAACTGACCCGCAATGTGGCGATTCGCTTCGACACGGCCACGGAGCTGAACAAGCGTTTGTTTGACAATGTCATCTTTGAGGATTACCTTGAATGGGACACCCCGACCATCGGCCTCGACTTTGAGGAATTGGTCGGTCAGTACAACATCACCATCGCCGCCCCGACCATCGGTATCGATGCAAAGGAGCCTATCATGGGAACTGAAGGCATGGAGACCCTGAAAGAGACTTTGGTCAACCATGCGCTGACCAAGCCCATGACCATCAAGGATTATCGTAAGGTGCTGGCCATCTTGGATTCCAAGTCGCTTCCCGATAAGGTGAAGACGGAGCAACTCATCAAACTGATGTGGGGCGAGGTGAAAGATGTTGTCGGCAGTGTCTATGCCAAGTTGGACATGATTTTCCTTGGTGCGCTTTCCAATGAAGGCGTTTTCACCTTGGATGAGAACACCAACCCCGAAGGTGGTGCGAGAGGTTCCATCAACTACAATCAGCCCGCCGACAATATTGCTTCGGCCACTACCCCGTGGATTGATGACAATATCGAGACGGTGGATTGCTTCGCTGACATTCAAGCCATCCTTGATGCCGCGCAGGATAAGGTCGTGTTCAAGGAAATCCTTGTCGCTCCTTCC